CTGTGCCGTGCCTAGTAATTAAAAACCTTAATTTCTCTATGAATTCAACATCTTGGTAGATGGATTCAAGAGTAATGATGAACGAACGTTCATCACAAGGCGATAAATACTGACATAGTTCGGCAAGAACCGAGAGTAAGCATTCGAAGTCTTCGAATTTAAGGCCAAGATCTAATACCTTACGGTAAAAGATAATAACCTTATGACAGGTTGAGAAGGAAAAACCTTCATCAATCATAAGAAGACCGCAAAGGCGTAGTAATAACTCGAAATCAAGCATATAAGTAATCCTCCTTAATAGATAATTCATTATCTTGGGTAGCGCCATCTATGCTACCATTATCAGCAACAAGAAATGAACATTTTTGGGGAGTTTTCGAATATGCATAACCGCTAAAAGGGATAAAACCCTTATCGTAGCCATAAGTTCCACCATAAAAGGCAGAAACCGGCATAGATTCGGAGTCAAGAGACTGCCGAATCACCAAGCGGTAGCAGTATTTTCGAGTTAAAAGGGGTAATCCAGTATTCGTAAAGGACATATAGTGGTCAATAATATCTTCGCGTTCCGAAACAACAACCGGCACACATCGTAAAGATGGTACGCCTGTTATTGGTGGAATGCTAAGAAACATACCATCGCTAAGATGGTAAGGTGTTGACCACTGGGATATAGAGCCCATAGATTGCGTATAAAGCTCTTTAGCTAAAAGTCTCGCAAGGAGACGATAGCCTTTAGAGCGCGCGTTACGGTATAAACCGTATTTGGGCAGTATATCATAAGGGAAGTTAAAGTCTAATGACGTTAACTTCTGATCCTTAAGACGAATATTAGATGGGACGAATCTGAGACGTAAGGGAGTAATCGGACGACCTAGATAGGCGTCGGTACCACAACTTTCGAGGAAGTCGCCACGGAAGCTTTTGGCTTCATTGACGCGTAACCCGAGAAGTGTAAGTACATGTACGATACAATCATACGTGTCAGAAGGAGCAACAATATCGTCTCCGTAAACGGAAACGAGCCGTATGGCATGCCCGATTGGGATATTTCTGGATAGTGCTACTCCGATCGCAGATGCGAAAAGAGAGACTAAAGACAGAACCTTGAAAGTCAAGGCGGATCCCATCGAAGCGTACCTGAATTTGTAAATGATATCATCCCCGAGAGACATAGAATCAGTACGAGCAAGCTCGTAGAGATAAAATATCTCGGAAGGGAGAATCTTCTGTAAGAGCGACGTAGTTATACGATCGCTAGCAGAAGATAAATCAATTGTACAAAGAGAACGGTCGCGGCTGCCGAGTAGCGCCTTTTGAGCGTTAATCGACTGATCAGTAAAACTGATACAAGGACCGAAAAAGCTCGTAAAAAGCTTGGTTCGGTAGTCGAAGTCGGCTGCTGCAAATTGTTGTAAAAATCCAAGGAAGCTTGGTTCTGCTGCGATAAATCGCTGCTTGAAGAGTGTTTTAGGTACGACGATGCCCCTGGAGGGGGTAATGTCGCGCCTGACTCTATAAAGCACGCGAGCAAAGGCTTTCCAACTAAGAAGTAAAGAAAGCTGTTTGAGCAAGCAGAGCTTAAGCTGAGGCTTGTAGTTATCAGAACCGAAGAACCAATCAGGGTTGTAGATACCATGGTTAATGGTACCGAACCCGAAAATGAATGGTTCAGAAAGGTAACGATACTCTTCCAATTTTGACGGTAGGTCCGAACTGGAACCAGAGGTGGTTCCTGGACCGAATCTGCCTCTTGATGAGACAGACGAGTCGATGGGAAGTCGGTGAGCTCCAAGGGAGTCTTGTCGAACTTCGTATTTATTGGAAAAGATGGACGGCGTTCGGTAAAACGAATTGCACAGTCCACTAAGCCATTGGATGACGGCGTCCCTGCCGTAGTGGGTTTTGTTGAGTTGTTCTGTGACATGATAATTGTCCTGCTCTATAGTAAATTGATCCGAAAAATTCGGACAACTTTTACTTTTAGGCGAAGGCTTAATTTTTGTCAAGAAAGAGCAGACATCGTAAATGCGTCGTAAAAACTTAAATGAAATATCCCTCTTGGGATAACCATTTTTAGTTATGACTTTCCGAAAAAGTTTTCCGAGGAAAACGGGAAAGCCGTTATTGACGCGGATATAACCTTTGATTATAGAATAATCAGGTTGTTGCGATAGACAAGAAAGGAGAAAACTCCTAAGTTTGTCTAAAGCGGTGACCAAAAAGGCGAAACCACGATGTCTGATAACAGACTCAACATAATGGATACCTAAGCCATTAATTTGTCCAAGTAATTTCTTGAAGTATTTCATAATATGAGACACTTCACGTTGACTGAAATTACCTAGCAATGTTATAGGGCTTCTTTGCCCAACGCTAGTATTTTTCATTGTCAGAAAAGTTATTGGACTGGTTAACCGAAGAGAGCCAAGTAAGTTGACATCTCTGCGGAATCTATAGTACCTCCAGCCCGACGAATAAATTCGAGAGGCGTGAGTTCCTGTAGAAGAATTGGAACATTTCTGCGATAAGATCGGAATCTGATGATTCCGCCGACAGTGTTATGAGCCGAACAAGGTAGTTCAAGCTTATAACTCTTTTGAATGTGTTTACATTCAATGACGGCATCTTGAAAGCAAGTTGTTCCAACAAGCGAGATCCCAACCCAGTCAGTGGAATACTTCTTACCTAGCCCTAAGGCTGAGTCAAGAAGTTGAACACTTTCTGAAATTGGAAGAATTCGATCTATTGCCCATGACCAAGGGGTCAGGTCATAGATCGTCTCTAAGGTAGGGTGCAAACCCCAATAATCGGCAAACCGCATAAGTGCGGTTCCCCAATTATCGAGACCTAAAGGCAACTTTGAATTAATCTTAAATTTAAGAAGTAATTCATATTCGAGGTCACCCTCAAATACAAGGTTGCCTTTCTTACAAAAGTCTCTGAACCACCTAATCTCTCTGTTGCCCTTAAAGCGTACGTCGACGACGCGACCATTACGGTCGAGTTCGTTAGTATACTTTCTGAGCTTCATGCCAAGATCTTTTGCTAAAAGAGCGGCATCTCGTAATTCCTGAATCGGAGTAACAACTCCAAATTGGAAAGCGAGAGGAGAAAAGGGGTTTAGCTTGCGCCAGTTAAGAAGGTCCTTGACAGTATTGAAGAAATTTGATATGTCAGGCAGCTCATATAAGAACTGTAAACCTTTGAAGGCGGAAGCTAGAGCCTTTTCCTGTCGACTTTTAACTTGATCTACCATCTCAGGAGTGAGATTGTAAAGAAAATTATGTTCTCTTTCGAGATTATAATAAGGTTCTTTACGTAGATCAAAGCGATGCCAATTATGGTCTCGCTCTGGAAAAAGATCGATAGGATCAGGGATATCATGGGTATGGAAACTGTACCAATAAGGGGAATATCCTAAGGGATTTCCATAGGTACAGTAGAAACCGTAATTCTCAACTTCCATAGAGAAGTGTGAGCACGGCTTCCACCCACGACCTTTATCAAGATCGTGACATTCTTCGTAGAATGTTGTAACTTCGACCTCCCGTCTAATAGGGCGGTCTAGGTTTGTGTACAAATAAGCCGTACGCGTACTTTTCTCGGAAGAGAATCGTGTACGTTTACGCATTGTATGATATGATAAAGGATTTGTAAGAGTAGTATAAGGTCTATATACTGCCAAGCGAAAAGCTTACTCTTAGGATAGGGATGTAATGAACTTCTAAAATGCAGAAAAGCATACACACTAAGTGTGTATGCAAGTGCATTTTAAGAAGGGATTTACA